TGGGCCCGTCGCGGACGATGATGTCGGCGCGCGGATGCTCGCCGGCGGCGACGTACCGCTTGTGCACGAGCAGGTCGGTGATCTGACAATCGTCGCCCCACACGACGCGCGAGAGCGCATCCTCCGCCGCGCGCGCGAGTTTCCCCACGTCGGGGCGTTTCACGTGCGCGAACGCCTGACCGGCCTTGGTGCGAGTCAGCAGCGCCTGCGGCCGCGGCAAGTAGAACCACACCTCGAACTCGATCGCGCCGTCAAAGAACAGCCCGGCGTTGTGCGCGCGCTGCAGCTCCAGGGCGGCGTAGTTGGCGATCGTCTGCCGCCAGCCTTTAGTTTTCGGGTTGTCGCCCGTCGTGACGGCGATCGCTTTCCCGTCGCGCTTACGTTTCACGACGAAGGATTTCATGGAGCCCTGCGGGATCGGCTCGCCGACGACGGTGAATCGGAGCTCGCGCGTCATGTGGTCGGCTCCGCGGGCTCAGGCTCGACGGCCGCGGCCGCGTCTGCGGCGGCGCGCTCGGCCTCTTCGCAGCGTTGTATTGACGCGACGATCTCGGCCGCGATGGCCGCAGAGGCGCGGTGGACGGTGACGACACGTCGTGGCGTGGCGCGTGCCTTTGGGATCGCGGGGACGACGACGCCGAGATCCGCCAGGATCGCCGCGGCTTCTTCGCGATTGAGTGGCCGATCGGGTTCCGTTGGTGCTGGCGGTGGCGTCGACGGCGACGTCGGCCGAGGGCCCCAGTCTCGCGAGAGCGCGCGTTCGACGGCTCGCATGGCGCGATCGATGCCGTTCGGTTCGACGGGGTACGTGAGGCCGATGGCGAGGAGGCGGATCTTGATCAGTTCCTTCCACTCGAAGTTATCGATGGCGGGGTCCGCTTGGATCTGGTCCCGCGCGATCGCACAGAGCTGTCGCCAGTCCACCGGTTTTCGGATGAGCATCGAAAACCTACTTTTCCACAGGGTGTGTGCGTGCCGCCGCGTCAGCGGCGGTAGCTCTAATTGTTGGATCTGGGTACACGGCGGGAAGAAGTACACGGGTCTCTCGAAGTACACGGCCCGTCCCGTGGTACTGGTACTGGTACTGGTACCGCGCGCGCACGTAGTCCGCGAGGTGTCCCCTGGGGACAGAAGTCGGGACAGGCTGTTAGACATGGCCATTTCCTGCTGCCCGTTGTGCCGCTTTTTTCTTCCGCTCCTTCTCCCGCTTCTCTTTGATGGCTGAGGCTTTAGGGTTCCAGTCGTGGTAGTCGTGGATCTGGTAGCCGCCCCGCACCCGATGCCAGAGCCGAATTCGACGGTCGACGAGCACTTTCGCGACAACCAACGGACGTTGAACCAGCCCGCAAACGGCAACGAACTGATCGGGAATGAACCCGTCAGTGAGGTGCGATCGGGAGTAGCTGAGGCCGTCCATGAACAGCGCGAGCGCCTGGGCGGGCCCGTTTTTCCCGAGCTTCGCCCCCGCCTTGAAGATCTTTGGATGACTCGGCAACTTGTCGTCGACGTAGAGCACGGGGTCACGCTCCAGGCCGTTCATTGGCGGATGTCGGCTTCGAACGCGGCTTCGGTTTCGGCCCCCGGCGCGCGATGATGCCTTTACAGATCGCGAGGACCTGGACGGCGGTGTCGAGCGGCGCCTGTTCAAAAAACGCGACGGCCGCGTCGGCGGGATTCTTCTTCATGGCCACGGGGGAACACTCCTTACAACCGCGTGATGTCGAGGGTGAATTTGCCTTTCGGATCGGAGACCGTGTACTGCTTCTTCAGCGCCGCCGGGAGCTCGACGCGCGAGCCCTTGCTCCACTTCCCGAGGATCTGAAATTTGCCGGCGATGCCGCTTTCGACGCCGCGCAGCCGCGTCTTAATCTCCTTGTCCAGATCGAGGAATTCGTAGCCGGCGACCTTCAGCGTTTCGCGTCGCTCGAGCGCGGCCTCGAGCTCGGGGTCGTTGAGCAGTTGCGCGCCGACGGCGTCGAGTGGGGGCTGGCAGACGCCGCCGAAGAACGGACACCGCTTACACTCCGCGCTGTCGCCCTCGAGAAAGCCCGGCAGCGTGCCGGCCTGGGCGTGGTCGACAACGCGCTCGGCCTTCGCGAGGAATTCCTCCATTTTGTCGAGGTGCTCGTCGAGCACGACGGGGAGCAGTTTTGGAATGCCACTGCGATCGAGGACCATGAAGCCCACGGGATCGGCGTGGCCGTAGAGGTACGAGATCAGCTGATGCGCGCCGCTCCGCGTCCACGGCGAGTCGAAGAGATCCGCGAACGTGTCGATGCGATCGACGAGCAGTGGCGACCAGGCCTTGACCTCGAGCGGCGCGCGCATGGCGCCGATGGACAGAAACGCGTCGACCTTGCCGCTGATGACGTACCGGCCCTTCCGATCGCGGACCTTGAACTGATCTTGCTGGCCGATGATCGTGAACGTCGGCTCGGCGTTGCGGCCGATGCGCGACAGATCGCTGAGAATATCTCTCTCGCGATCGTTGCCGCGCCGGAACTTCGCGAGGGTGAAGGCATCGAACGGCGCTTGTTGTTCAGGGACGGTGGCCTCGTAGACCATGCGTCTCTCGCACACCCTCCATGCTGATGCGTAAACGTGGGTCGGGTGAGCGTTCGGCGCGCGCCGATCAGCCAGCAGAAACGCCTGCCACGCTCTCTCCACGGTCATCGCGACATCGTTTGGCGTTACGCAGGCGCTGGCAGTCTCGACAGTAGTATTCGAGTCCATATACAGTGAGACCCTTTCCAGATCGACGTCGATTGAAGTTCGCGATCGGCTTCGCTAACTGGCATCCGCAGCAAACGCGATGGGTGTTCGGATCGCCGCCGGCGGCTTTGATCCGCATCCGCGCGTGTAGCAGTCGGTGATAGCCGTTGTCTTGGCAGATCACGAGCTGGGCGCCCTCGTCCTTTGAGCCGTCCGCGTGATGAACAACGGCTCCTGCAGGCAACGGCCTACCGAGCGCCTTCTCCGCTCGCAGACGGTGAACAGCGATGGTTTCGCCGCCGATGTATGTGCGCCGATAGCCAGTGATCGGCTTGCGAGCCTTGTGCCCCCTCGCGAAGCGCAGCGGCTGGCCCTTGACGTGGCCAGTCCGCGCGCGGCTACTTGTCGCGATCGCCGTCGGGTGGCCACACCCGCATTCACACAGTTTCGTGTCCATCGGCCTCAGCCTTCCTCCCCAGGGTCCCGATCGCGCCGCTGACCGCCGAAGACTTCCTCAACGCTCGGGGGCGTGGTCTTCCCCGCCGGCGCCTGGCTGTTCGCCGGCGCCGCGGCGGCCGGCTTCGTAACCTGTTGTTTCGCGACCCACTCGGCGGCGTTGACGATGAACTTTTTGTCTGGATGCTTCGAGTACTGCGGGCACCCGTAGAACGCGCCGCGGTTGTCCTTCGCCGGCCGGTAGACGCCCTTGCTCCCGCAGTGCGGACACATCGGCGGCTCGACGTCGGGCGCCTTCGCGGCCGCGCCGCCGAGCCGTTCGTCGCGCGTACCGAACCCGCGGCCGCGCCGGCAGTTCTCGATCTTCTTCGACGTGCCGACCCAGGCGTGCTCGAGGTCGGCGATCGGGACAGACTTCATCCCGGCGAGTTCGCGTGTGATGCCGCCGTCGAGATTCGCGCGCGCGGCCTTGCGGACGGCGAGCTCGAGGTCGGCGCCCGTCTTCCCTTTACAGAAGTCGTCGGTCGACGAGCGGCCGCCCTCGACTTCCTCGAGGACCTGGCGCGTGAGCTTGCAGCGGCCCGAGCCGGTGACGATGTAGTGGAAGACCGCCGGATCGTTGCCGACGATCTTCTCGGGTTTGCTGATGCCGAAGACCTCGATGCCGTAGAGGTCCCGGACGCGGTCGGCGCCGCAGTCCTGAAGGTACCCGACGATCTGCCCACCCTGCTCTTCGGGCGACTTGAAGAGGAGCCAGTCTTCAGGTGACGTCGCGCGAATGGCGGCCTTGCGGAGCGTCTCGAGGACCTGGACGCGCGCCTCAATGATCTCGATGGCCCCGCCCTTGTGCGCCGCAAGTTCGCTGAGCGTCGTCGGGATGTCTGGACGACGGAGTTCTAGCGCCGAAGGCGCAGCCCCGGGATCAGGTTCAACTTCGCGGTCAATCACGTCGGCGTCTGAACTCATAAAGATTTGATTCCTCTCTTTAATGGCTTCGTCTTGGGCTCATACTACGAGCCCAGGGACGCGCGGTTCGTCGGTGAGCGGGTTGGTGTTCCTGCACGAGAGACACTCCGATCGCCGCCGCGGGTTTCCGCACTGCTTGCATTTCCATCGCATCGGCCCGGGATAGTCGGGCCCGCTCGACGTCGGCTGACACATGGCGAGCTTCAATCGCGCGACGGCGTTCGCGCGCGCCGGCGGATCCGTCTCGAGCTCCCCGAGCGCCGCGGCGATCGCGACGGCCAGGGCCTCGATCCATTGTTTCGACGTCGGCCAGAACAGCATCGGGCGCGCGATCGCATGTGAGTGCGCCCGACTTCGCGCCGCACGCGCCGTCACCGTCTTCCTCATGAGTGGCGGCGCTGGAAGCGTTGCTCTTTCCCGATCAGTTCGTCGTGGGGCTCGGCCGCACGTTGCCGCGTCCCGTACATCTCTTCATCGCACCGCGCGCAGAGCAACCCGTCGCCGAGTTTCAGCGTCATGAACGGGAGGGCGCACTGTTCGCAGACGGCGACCTGATCGCCAGGGCCGTCGAGGATGAGGCCCTCGGGCCAAACCCATTCGCCGGTTTGCAGCCGGACTTTCCAGTAGCGGCCCGTGCCGTCTTTCCGTTCGCAGTGGAGCAGGATGCCCTTGGCACCGGTGATCCCCATGCGCACGCGCAGGCCGTGGCGGAAGCCCGACGTGTCCATGCGTTCACGGCGGCCGCTGGTTCTCATGAGACCCCCTCGGCTTTCGCGATCGCGGCGTGGCCCTTCTCGTGCCAGTCGATGAAGAGCGCCTCAAGGTCGTCAGTGCCCGGAATCATCTGCCCGCTGGCGCCCTGGTCTTGATACCGTTTCAAGGCGTCGGAGTACCGCCCGCCGGCGCGCACCGCCTCGAGGAGCTCCGGCGCCAGGCGCTCGAGGCGGCCCCGTGCAGTCAGGAACTTCTTCCGACGATCGCGCCGCTTCCGTGACGGGCTCGTCGGCATCAGCCGTGCCTCCGCTCGTCGCGCACGTCCGCGGGATGGGCGTACTCGACCCCGTCATCGTCGCCCTTCTCGCGGGGATTCTCGGCGGGCTCTGACGTCTCCGGCCGATGCCCCTTTAGGTTCGCGAGGCGCCCGTCTTCCTTCATATGGCACGCCCTACAGAGCGGTGCACAGAGGGCGATCTCGGCGGCGATCTCTTTCAGTGAATAGTGACCGTTCGCCATGTTCGCGATGCGTCGATGTTTCAGCGTCTCGTGCTCCTCGCGATGCCACTCAATAGGTTGTTGATTACAGTGCGCGCAGAATGTCTGTGTCCTGACGCTTCTGACGAACTCTCGCGCGCGGGCGCGACGGCCTTTAGCACCCAGGGCTATTCGT